AAGCATACGAAGGAATTACCGGAATGACTTCCATTCCTAAAACACCAAAGGCCGATTTTGCTTATACGGCCGGAGATCAAAAAGTAATCTTTGTTTCACATAAAGACGGTAAGACTGCCAAAGACTTCCAGCAATACGGCGGTCTAACACAGACCGGTATAGTAAATCATCCTGAAGTAGAAGATTTTATTCAGGCAGTTAAAAACCAGCTTCAAAATCCTACTGAAATGGAAAGAGGCAGCGGTTTCAAACGTAAGATCAACGATCCGGAGTTGATGCGTAAATTAGTTTATGGACCAGAATTTAATCCAGAAGGTCCTTATAATGAAGATAACGTACAGGTTCTTTACCAAGGCACCATCCAATATAAGCAAATGGATGGTAAACCCGGAGTTTTCTTGGTAGGAAGCAATCATACAATCAATAACCCCAATGTACCTGAAGGCGATTATGCCCCGTACTTCTATGCAACTTTTAGAAGAAACAGGAACCAATTTGGCATAAAAGATGTCCGATTTGGAGCTTATACGGCAGTATTTAGACCTTCAGCTAAAGAAATCTAATATTTATACGATATGTGCAGCTGTGGATGCAATACTTGTGATATCAAGGCTGTCTTATTAAAAGAAAATAAGCACAGACAGATTCTATCTGAGAATCTCAAATATCATATTGACAACAACTTACCCCTAACCGAAAATACTTTTCGATACGGTTCTAAGTCTTTCTTAGCCCTATGGAAAGAGGCTCGGTACTTATACTCTAGGGAGATCATAGATGTCTCTAAGAGCGACGAGGAGATACTGTTAGAAACTCATCTAGGTGAGTATGGCATGTACGAAGGTGAGAAAGTTCCTCTAGACCTTCCGATGGAGTCGGAAGAGACCCTGGATGAAATCTCCCTTGACTCAGTAGGTGCTTATGAACTAGTATCAAACGTCCGTCAAAACCCTGAATTATTAAGACAGTTAGACTTTAATTCCTTTGCGGATTTTCTTAGCTTTATCAAGCACGCTACTTTAGATGACTGGCAGCAGATCAGAGACGAGTACATGGCCTTGACTGAAGCAGAATACCAAGGAAAGAAAGTTCAGTTAGGCAAACCTAAAAGAGGTGGATCTAAGAAGTTCTACGTTTATGTAATGAATCCTAAAACTAAAAAAGTTAAGAAGGTTTCATTCGGAGATACTTCCGGATTATCTGCCAAGATTAATAACCCCAAGGCGCGTAAGGCTTTTGCCGACCGCCATGATTGTAAAAACAAAAAAGATAAGACTAAGGCCGGGTATTGGTCGTGCAGACTACCCCGTTATGCCTCACTACTAGGCCTGAAAGGATCTTACTCAGGATACTGGTAATGGAGAATCTAAGACTGCTTGTACGTAAAGTTCTTGAAGAACAGAAGAGAGACAGGTGTCTTAGAATCGCCGACCGTAAATATGATAAACCTTCAGCCTATAAATCAGGTGCTGTAGTTAGATGCCGTAAAGGTGATATCTGGAAAGACTTAAAAGAAGAAGAATCTTTACACCAGTGGTTTAAACGTAAAGGTGCCAAAGGAAGTACTTCCGGATGGGTTGATTGCAATGCACCCGACGGTAAAGGTGGTTACAAAGCCTGCGGAAGACAAAAAGGAGAAAAACGTTCTAAATACCCGGCCTGCCGTCCCACTCCTTCGGCATGTAAGGATAAGGGTAAAGGTAAGACATGGGGGAAGACTAAATGAACTTATTCGAAGAATTAACCTGGCCCCAGTTCAAGGAACTAAATCATATTAGACCCTTACCTCTCAATGAGCAGGTTAATCACTATAATTCGTATTTAAGTGAACTGACTCGTAACAGATATTTATATGAACAGTGGCTTGCCAATCAAAATAAAGGCCCTAAACCTTTAACTTTACAGATTATTGGTGTATTATTACAAGAGGACTTATTTGATCTAGAACAAGAAGACGGAAGTAAAATTTTAATAACAGGATATGCCTAACTTACCAATATCAGCACTCCCGGCAGCAACCGCATTAGATGGCAGTGAATTATTCGCCGCCGTTCAAAGTGGAGTTACCACATATACAACCGGTAATTCAATTATCTACATACCGACAAACAACTACGGTTTATTTTCCCAGACAGGCTCTAGTGTACCGGTCTACGGAAGTGCAGCTTCGGTAGCAACTTCAGGCAGTCTACTTGACGGAGGTGTAGGTACTTTATCTGTTCCTGCAAACGGATTTAGAAAAGGAGATACTTTTAATGCCCGACTATCCGGTAAAGTCAATATTGCTAATAACCACACCTTAGAAATTCACTTCAAATCAGATTCAGTTAACTTGGTAGATACCGGAGTTATTACGATGGCAACCTCTACTAATAAAAACTGGATTCTTGATATAACGTTTGTGATCCGGGAAATCGGAGGAGCAGGAACAGCAGCTATATTTTCATCAGGGGACCTTACAGTTAGAGTGGACGCTTCTAACGCTGTAGTAACCGAAGTATTTAGTTCTGTTAATAATACAACCTTTGATACTACAATCAATAATACGCTTTATATTGAAGGTATCTTGGGAGCAGCATGTATTGCATCAGAGAACATCTATTCAGAAATGTTTACTCTAAATAAAATATACTAAAATGATTAGTCTAGTAAAATTACTTAACGAAGAAGAAGAAGGTTACGTTCCTTATATGTTCTCTCCCGTAGGGTTTGGATGTCATGTCTGCAGGTTTTACTTTAAAGAAGATGGCTTGCATAAATGTTCAAATACAGACTATATTGAATATAAAGGAACCAATGAACTAGTAGACGAAGAAGGAAATCAAATTAAGGATCCTTCCAAGTGGTGCTCAAATTGGTTTATGCCTAAAGATGCTGAAGCTTCTAAACAATAAACTTGACCCTGCCTCACATTGGGGTATCCCCCTGGAACAATTAGAAGTTCCGACTGCTAAAGAAGTAGATCTATTTGATACCAACGGGTATGATTTAACTCTATTGGAGCAGAGGTATGCCGAAGTAAATAAACCGGCTGCCTTTCACCGTTATAAAGTAGCTCTAAAATACCCCTGGTTTACCTCTGATGAAATCTTAGAAGGTGCTCATATCAATCATGCTCTTTTATTCGAAAGAAAAGGTTATCAAGGAGCAGCTTTAGGACAGTTACAAGCCTGGTCTAAAAAGAATCCTCTAGTTAATAAACTCATTCAAATTAACCCTAAATGGGGTATTGATTTATCAATTGATTATGCTGACAGAGAGGGTAACGTCTTTGAGGTTTTTCATTATGAATGGGATGGGTTTGAGTACGATGCAGTCTTAGAAATGAAATCTAGAATTGAGACTTTGGCATTAAACACTGATTGGAATGATGCTGCAAAGAACCTACTCTCCAGAAAATCAGAATGGGATTCTCTATCCTTCTTTGAACAAAGTGACTGGAAATGTAAGTACTTTGGTGTAGAACCGGAAAAATTTAAAATCATTATATGGAATCGGGATTCAAAAATGAAATAAAACCGTATAGAGATCTCCAAGAAGGAGAAGGTTACGTCATCAGAGAATTTGATGAGACTATAGACCCTATTGAATTATTGTGGCACCGTGACGATGAAGATCGTCTTGTTGAAGTTGTAGGAGAAACTGATTGGAAAATTCAGTTAGAAGATAAGTTGCCCGAACCTATGACTGAACCTATATTTATAAAAAGGCATCAATGGCATCGGGTGATTAAAGGAACCGGGACTTTGACTCTAAAAATAAACAAATGAAAAAGTACATAATCCAAGCCGCAATTTTATGGGGAGCAATTGGACTGCTATGGTTCCTTTTTATCTACGAAGGTAGCTATACCAACGGTAATATTGAAAAGTATCAAAAAACTATTGATTCTCTGGCTTTAGAAATCGGTAAAAAGGATGTTGTTATTGCATCTTTAGATTCAACTAGATCGGTTTTAGATTCATTAGTAGGTTTGAATAAAGTTAAACTTGCTGAAACTGCTAAAAAAGCAGAAGCATATAGAAAAAAATACAATGAGGAAGTTACTCACATTACTGATATGTCTGATGATAGCGTCATCAGCGAATTCACAGCAGCTTTCGAGTGATTCAACTGTAATTGTACCGGTTAAGTCTTTGAGAAAGGCTCTACTAGTCAAAGCAGAAAGAGACGATCTAAAGAATCAGCTTATAGTTGCCCGTGATTCTATCACAGTTATGGATTCAATTATCATCCAGCAGAATGGAATTATTATGGTTCTAGATTCAACCCGTACAGTATTAGATAGTCAAATACTAGATTATCAAGGTACAATAACGGCCAAAAACGGAATCATTCATGAGCAGGATGAGAAAATTACATCTTTAAAAAATACCGTAAGGGGAGCTTATGCAGCCATAATCTTGACTACCATTAGCTTCATCTTAGTTCTTTTATGAGTAATGCCGATCTAAGAGTAGTAATCCGACAGGAGTTTGTCCGGTGTGTTGCCGACCCGGTCCACTTCATGAAAAAATACTGCTATATTCAGCATCCTCAAAGAGGTAGAATTTTATTCAATCTTTACCCATTCCAGGAAAAAGTATTAACTCACTTTCAGAATAACCCATATTCCATTGTTTTAAAGTCAAGACAGTTGGGAATTTCAACTTTAGGTGCAGGATATGCACTGTGGTTGATGCTTTTTCACAAGGATAAAAACGTTCTAACCCTGGCAACCACACAGGCAACCGCCCGAAATCTGGTGTCAAAAGTACAATTTATGTACGAAAATCTACCGTCCTGGTTAAAAGTTGATGCAGTTGAACACAATAAACTGTCGTTAAGACTGGCAAACGGTTCAAAGATTCAGGCAAAATCATCAAATTCAGACTCTGCTCGTTCAGAAGCTGTATCACTACTGTTAATTGATGAGGCGGCCTTCATTGATAACATCGGAGAGACTTGGGCTTCTGCACAGCAGACCTTGGCAACCGGTGGTGGAGCCATTGTTTTATCTACTCCTTACGGTACCGGTAACTGGTTTCACCAGACCTGGGTAAGAGCCGAGAATAAAGAGAATGATTTCTTACCGATTAAACTACCTTGGTACGTACATCCGGAAAGAGATCAATCCTGGAGAGAAAGACAAGACGAATTACTAGGTGATCCCCGTCTGGCAGCACAGGAGTGTGATTGTGATTTCAGTACATCCGGTGATACAGTCTTTTATGGAGAGTTTATAGATTGGTATGCCAAGCAGATGTGCCAAGAACCTCAGGAAAGACGCGGTGCTGACCAGTCTTTATGGATCTGGGAACCAGTAGATTACTCAAGATCTTACATGGTAGTGGCCGACGTTGCCCGAGGTGACGGAAAAGACTACTCTGCCTTCCATATCATCGATATTGATAACAATACTCAGGTAGGAGAATATAAAGGACAGATTGGAACCAAGGAGTTTGGACTGTTACTGGTTGCAATTTCTACCGAATATAATGAAGCAATGCTGGTAGTTGAAAATGCCTCCATTGGCTGGGCAGCAATTCAGACTATCCTAGATAGAAACTACCCTAATTTATACCATTCACCAAGGTCCGGTCAGGTAACTGCCGAATCATACTTTGATCAATACGATATTAATTCAAATATGGTTCCCGGTTTTACTATGAATTCAAGAACCAGACCGCTAGTAATCGGAAAATTCCAAGAAGCCGTTAATGAAAAAGCGGTTACCATCCGTTCCAAGCGTTTATTAGAAGAGATGAAGGTGTTTGTTTGGAAGAATGGCCGGGCAGAAGCACAGCATGGCTATAATGATGACTTAGTAATGTCCTTTGGAACAGCTCTCTTTGTGAGAGATACTGCCATCCAGTTCAAAAGTCAAGGTCAAGATCTGGCAAGAGCGGCCTGGAATAACATTTCTACCAATAATCTACCTTATCACGGGGTTTATACACAGAATGAAGTGCGTAATCCTTATCAAATTGGTGATGGTAAAGGTGGAACGGAAGACTTCACCTGGCTTTTATAACAGATTAACTTGCTTTTAATTACTATTTATACTTATATTATTAGATAATAATGGCAGACACCAGTGTATTTTCCAGACTCCAGCGCCTTTTCTCCACGGATGTCATCATCCGCAACGTCGGAGGAGATCAATTAAAGGTAGCTGATACCAATCAAATTCAGATGTCAGGTGAGCTGGAGACCAACTCGCTTTTCGATCGATACAATCGAATTTATACGACCTCTCCAACATCGTTATACGGATATCAATCCAATTTTAACTACCAGACTCTAAGAACTCAGTTGTATTCTGAGTATGATGCCATGGACACTGATGCCATTATTGCATCTACCCTGGATATTCTAGCAGAAGAATCTACTCTAAAGAATGATATGGGTGAGGTTCTTCAGATCCGTTCATCAAATGAGAACATTCAGAAGATCCTTTATAACCTTTTCTACGATGTATTAAACGTTGAGTTTAATTTAAGTTGGTGGATTAGGAATATGTGTAAATACGGTGACTTTTTCTTGAAGTTAGAAGCTTCAGAGAAGTTTGGTGTTTATAATGTCATTCCTTTCTCGGCTTTTAACATTGAAAGACAGGAAGGTTACGATCCTAAGAACCCAACCGCCATTAGATTCCGTTATGACCCTGATGGTCTGGCAGCTGATACCTACGGATACTTCAGAGGACCTAACCAGTCCATGGGTAAGGACATCTTCTTTGACAATTATGAGATGGCACACTTCCGTTTATTGACGGATGTTAACTTCCTACCTTATGGAAGATCCTATCTTGAGCCTGCTCGTAAGTTATTCAAGCAGTATACCTTGATGGAGGATGCTATGTTGGTTCATAGAATTGTAAGAGCACCTGAAAAGCGTATCTTCTATATGAACGTTGGTGGTATTCCACCTGCCGAAATTGAGAACTTCATGCAGAAGGCCATCTCTAAGATGAAGCGTACTCCTTACATCGATCAGTCTACCGGTGAATACAATCTAAAGTACAATATGCAGAACCTAATGGAGGATTTTTATATCCCTGTTAGAGGTAATGACCAGACTACTAAGATTGAAACCCTGGGAGGTTTGCAGTATGACGGTATCACCGACGTAATGTACTTAAGAGACAAGCTATTTGCTGCCTTGAGAGTACCGAAAGCATTCTTAGGCTATGATGAGAACTTACAAGGTAAGGCTACCTTGGCTGCTGAAGATATTCGCTTTGGAAGAACCATTGAAAGAGTACAGCGCATCATGGTTTCCGAGCTTTATAAGATTGCTTTTGTACACCTTTATATTCAAGGTTACAGAGAAGAGCATTT